TAATGTAATATATGCTGAATATCATAAGTGACTTTATACGATCAATCTTACCAGTTAAGAAGAAGACTACTCCTAGTGGGTGGACAAGTTTTAACGCACCCTGTTGCCCACATAATGGTGAAAGTGCAGATACCCGTGGTCGTGGCGGACTAACAGCCAATCCAGATGGTAGCGTGTCTTTCCATTGTTTCAACTGTAACTTCAAAGCCAGCTATCAACCTGGTCGTCACTTAACATTCAAATTCCGTAAGCTATTAAAATGGTTAGGGGCAGATGACACTGACATCAAACGTTTGGTAATCGAAGCCATCCGTGTGCGTGAATTGGTCGCTCCAGAAGAGGTCAAAGCAGAAGCTGAAGAAGAAAAGATTGAATTCAAAGTCCGTGACTTACCAGATGATGCAGAGAATTTGGTTGCACTAGATTATGTCCATCCAGCATTGGAATACTGTGTAGCACGCAAAATTGACATAGCAAAATATCAGTTTTACGCAACTCGTCAAGAACAATATAATCTACACAAGAGAATCATCATACCGTTCGTCTGGCAAGGTAGAACAATTGGTTATACTGCCAGAGCCATTGAAGAAAACGTTAAACCAAAATATCACAGCAACTATGAACCAAACTTTGTGTTTAACATGAACAATCAACAACTGGATTCAAAGTTTGTCATAGTCTGTGAAGGACCGTTTGATGCTATGAGCATAGATGGTGTAGCGGTATTAAATAATGAGTGTAATGAAACACAAGCAGACATTATAGAAAGTCTAGGCAGAGAAGTCATAGTAGTGGCAGATCGAGATCGTGCTGGTGCTCGGATGATTAACAATGCTATTGAATATGGTTGGACGGTAAGTTTTCCTGTGTGGTTAGAAACTTGTAAAGATGTAAATGAAGCAGTGGTAAAATATGGCAAGCTGTTTGTGCTAAAAACTATCTTAGATAGTAAACATTCGAGTAAACTCAAGATAGAACTTATGCGAAAAAAAATGTATAATTAATAGTATATGACAAAAGAATATTCTCCAGAACTACAGAAACTATTTTTAGAAATGATGCTAGAAGACCCACAGAGTTATGTGCGTGTGCAGAATATCTATAATGCAGAAAACTTTGATCGTAGCCTACGTGAAGTGGCTAAGTTTATCAAGTCACACACTGATGATCATAAAGCCATGCCCACACATGAGCAGGTCAAGGCAGTCACCAGCGTTGATCTTAAACGTGTGCCGGATCTAACAGAAGATCATTATAGTTGGTTCCTAGCAGAGTTTGAAGGCTTTACTAAACGCAATGAACTAGAACGTGCTATCCTTAAAGCTGCAGACATGTTGGAAAAAGGTGATTATGATCCTGTAGAAAAACTTATCAAAGATGCAGTACAGATTAGTCTTACTAAAGACATGGGTACTGACTATTTCTTAGATCCTCGTGCTAGATTATTAGCGATCAAGAGTAATAACGGGCAGGTAAGTACAGGTTGGCCAACTCTTGATAAACGATTATTTGGTGGTATGAACCGCGGTGAACTTAACATCTTTGCAGGCGGATCTGGTAGTGGTAAAAGTTTATTCATGCAGAACATAGCTATCAATTGGGTTACTCAAGGACTTAACGGGGTGTATCTAAGTTTAGAACTTAGTGAAGGCTTATGTGCTATGCGTATGGACAGTATGGTGGCCAATGTATCAACTAAAGAAGTGTTCAAAGACCTAGATACTATTGAAATGAAAGTTAAGATGGTAGGTAAGAAATCTGGTGTGCTACAGATCAAATACATGCCAGCACAGAGTAATGTAAATCAGATCCGAAGTTACTTGAAAGAACTACAGATCCAAACAGGCATGAAGTTAGACTTTATCATGGTGGACTATTTGGACTTGGTCATGCCAGTAAGTGCTAAAGTTAGCCCAAATGACTTGTTTGTCAAAGACAAATATGTAAGTGAAGAGTTAAGAAATCTCTCCAAAGAACTTAACATTTTAATGATCACAGCTTCACAACTTAATCGTGGCGCAGTTGAAGAGATTGAGTTTGATCACAGTCACATCGCAGGTGGATTAAGTAAGATCAACACAGCAGATAATGTGTTTGGTATCTTTACAAGTCGTGCTATGCGTGAACGTGGTCGTTATCAATTACAGCTTATGAAAACACGTAGTTCAAGTGGTGTAGGTATGAAAGTGGACTTAGAGTATGATTTAGAAACTTTAAGAATTACAGATCCAGGTGAAGAAGCACAGGAAAGTGGTCTACGTGGAGTTGGTGCAACTAATATCCTAAGTCAAATTAAAACTGGTAGTAGTGTAAATCCAGCAGAAGACCACACTAAAATTTCCGCAGGAATAGACAGCAGTAAATTAAAAAATATGCTAGCAGGGCTTAAAAATACCTCCGAATAATATTTAAACATCGATAAATATACTAAATTGGAGTAAAAATTGTGCAGAAACGCACCCGTAGCATACTTACCGAGCTTGACGAATTACTCACACACAAAGACAAGGATAATCTCCTAGAGTCACGTGCTAATAACATCATTAATGGTGCTATTAATCTAATCCGTTATATTCACGAAAACTATGAAGCTGAACAAGCTGGTGAGCTTGAGCGTCGTCTTCTTAATGCTATCAAAGGTCAAGATCCTGCTAAATTTACTCGAGGCATTAGGAAACTTAAAGATGAAGATTAATGAAGTTCTAACAGAAGGCCCACTGGATTTTGCTCGAAAAATTGGTGGTAAAATCAAAGGTGCAGTAGCCAATTATCAATCAGCCAGCACACAAAAAGATCAACAGATCAAAGTTAACAACATAGTAAAAGGTGCACTACAAAAGTGGAATGCTGTGCAGTCTAATCTTACTACAGCAGGTAAAGATATTACTCCTGAAGTTTTCCTACAATGGTATGATAAGTTTAGTGGTGGACAAGAACACACAACAACATTAGACCAGATTGATCCATTAAGTGTAAAACAATGGTTAACCAAAGAAATTGGCAGTTATCTAGCTAATAAAGAGCTAACAACCGAGCCAGAACAAACACCAGGTCAACCCAAGGATCTACCTCCTAGCGCAGATGCTGGACAAACAACACCAAATATTATAATTCCCCCAGGTGCAAAAACTGCTGGTCCCGCAACAACTACAACTGCGCAGGCTACTGCTGCATTAACTCCAAGTGAAAGATTCCAAAAAGTGCAAAATGAACCCATTATTATGAAATATAAGAATTTTGAATTTGGATTAAATGACCAAGGTCAGTGGTCAAGATTAGGCAGTAATAAAGGACTACCACAAAACTATCAAGCCATGTTAGACAAAGCCGCAGGATATGTATAATGAAATTATTTGAAATAAAAAAACAAACTCCTGATTTTTTACTAACAGAAAGTAAAAATGTTCATCTTGAACACCTCGAAGACCTAATATTTAATTTAGGATACCAAGGTGGCATACAGGCATTAAACTACATAGAAAGTCTGCGTGCTATGCTAGGTGAAGGTACAGGTACTACAACTAAACTAACAGTCAAATGGGACGGCAGTCCTGCTATTATCTGCGGTGTAGATCCCAGTGACAGTAGATTTTTTATAGGAACTAAAAGTGTATTTGCCAAAGGCGAACCTAAACTTTGCAAGAGTCCTAAAGACATCGAACGCTTCTACAGTGAACAGCCTGAGTTGGCCAGCAAACTAGCATCAGCACTGAAATATCTTCCTAAACTAGGCATTGGTAAAGTATTACAGGGAGATCTAATGTTTACTGAAGATGACTTATCTACAGTCACAGTCAATGACGAAGACTGCTATGTGTTCACACCTAATACTATTACCTATGCTGTACCAGTTAACAGTCAATTGGGTCAACGCATTGCCAGAGCAAAATTAGGAATTATTTTTCATACTGTTTACGAAGGTGATACGATAGAGTCAATGACTGCTAGATTTGGTGTTAATGTCAGCGGATTAAATCAGCATGCTGACGTATGGTTTGATGATGCAACTTATAAAGATTATACAGGTATTGCTAGTCTTACCCCAACAGAAAATACTAAAATTAAAAAATATCAAGATGCAACATTAAAAACCATGGAAAAGATTGGTCAACAGCGTTTTGATATCATTTTATCCAATAAAGAATTTGCTCGTACAATCAAACCTTTTATCAATCAATCTATTAGACAAGGTATACAAATAGACAATCCTGTTGGATTTTTAAAACAATTTGTATCCTATTATACAAAAGAACTAACTAAAGATATCGATGATCCTACTAGCCGCAAAGCACAAAATCGTCTGGTAAAAATTAAAGAAAAAGAACAATGGGTAGCAGACAATTCAAATACTCTGATAGGAATTTTAGCCACATATAAACGTATTGTTGAACTTAAAAACATACTGATGACTAAACTACGTCAAGTTGAAGGCATTGGTACATTCCAAAAGACCAACGACGGTTACAAAGTAACATCACCGGAAGGGTTTGTAGCCATTGGTCACGATGGTGGTGCTATTAAACTAGTAGACAGACTAAGTTTTAGTCGTGCCAATTTTCTCAAGAGAACATAATGTTTGATTTTATTCAAGAAATAAACGAAGCTAGAATTTATAAAAATGGTGATACACTCAAAGGCAAAACAGCTGATGATCTGGCCATTGGCGTATTTTTAATGATTATGATGTTGGAAATATTGCGCAACATTGACAAAGATTACGCTAAAAAATATGCTATACAAACCATTGGTTATGAAAATTTTACTGCCATGCGGGGTAGTGCCAGTGACCTACATAATCTTCTAGCAGTACTGGCTAATCAGGAAGACTATAAAGACAAAATAGAAACCAATAGTAAAATTAATGTGCCAGTATTACAACTGCGTAGATATCTCAGAGACATTGAAAATGATCGTAAAGATATCAGTTTAGATAGACAATTATTTTTAAAATTAGAACAGTTTTTAAATATTAAAAATAGCAGTTTTAGACAAATACGTAGAAATGTAGCGGATTGGCGTCTAAACAGCACAGCTGAAAAAACACTGATACGTAGAAATATCAAAAACTATCTAAATAATTACAATCAACAAACTGATATCCTGGTTTATTTTAGGGATCAGGCTAAATAATTGTATGCGCGAAAGCGTACATTTATTAGGAGAAATACAAAATGGCAATTACTAAAGTAAACCCAACAGCAACAACATTAAACGTTGAGCAAATTGGTCGTGACGTTAGCTTCTTTACAGTTGACTACATCAATGCAGTTAACGGTTCAGCAGGCCCAAATGGCGCACAACAAGCTGTTCTAAACACAATCCAAACTCTACATACAATCGTAGCAGCTGGACCACTAGCAGACTCTAACACTCAACAAACTTTTGCTATCGAAGGCCCATTGTACACACCTACAGGCGGTACAACATTACAAGCATCTATCCGCGCTTTAGGCACAGTTGATTCAATCGACTTATCAGGCGCAACAGTAACAGCAACTAAATTAGCTGTCTTAACAGCAGCAGTCGTAGCTTAATTTAGTAGCAGGAAACAAACTTAAAGCACTCTTTCTAAGAGTGCTTTTTTTTGACTGATATTTCTATAAATAACTACATGTGCAAAACAGCACAAATTTTAGGGGAAACAAAATGGCAATCACTAGAGTAAGCGGTGGTGCAGCACCAGTGGTAACAACAGGTCGTAGTTTAAGTATGTTTACGGTCAGTTCCTCAGGTGTACATACAAGTTATAATGCTGTTGATAGTGACTTTGAAAAACTTGTACGTGCCTTAGAAACTGTGGGTACTGTAGAAATACTTGGTACTCCTAGCTCAGGCGCATTTAGAGTAGCATTAAGTGGAACATCATCTGATTCATCAGCATTAACAACTTTATGCAACGTAGCAGTGTCAGGAGCAACGGTAGCATCTTACACATTCTAATCTGATTAGAATTATAAACAAGGCAGAATTAATTTCTGCCTTTTTTATTCTCAATAAATATCTGCATGTCAACAAATCTATATAGATATCAAGCACACACGCTGATTGATATAACTAAAACCAATGTAGTCAGTTATAGTCAAGAGAAAGAAAAACTACGTAACCAACAGCGTAATTGGGAAACTGTAATACAGATTCTAAGTCTGCGTGCTCAACTAATAACATTGGATTATTTAGGTTCAAAAATTGCCGATGTTAAAAAATATAGCTTTGGTATAAACTATACCGGTGAACACAAAATATGGACATTCGAGTTCAGTGTTGAACATGAAAATATCTATGCCATAGAAAATGATAGGTATGGATCTCTTAAAAATGATTTTCGTATTGCTCCTATCATACTGGGTCTTGATGAAACTGCTAAACCAGAAGTTGCACTGTTTTATCCCAGCGGTGCGGATAAAAATGTATACTTTATTGCTAAGAGATAAGAATAAATAATAGTTGATGCTACAACATCATATTACGGCACATATTAAGGCAAATAGATCAAGGCACAATCAATAAGCATCGCTTACTATGAGAGCGACGTATGTCAACCACTACAGAAATTGAAAAGAAAAATCTAGAAGCCCACGTTGAAATCTGTGCCGAAAGGTATAAGAACTTGGAAACTAAACTAGAAAATTTAGAAAATCGCATGGACGGATTTGATGATAGATTAGACAAAGTCGAAGGACATCTTGTTGACATTAAAAACGCTGTAAC